GAATCGCCGGTCTTCGTAAGCAGACAGTAAGCTCGATCAAGTCGTATGAGGCACTTGATGTCTGCTGGATTGAGGAGGCCTCCGTTGTCAGTCGCCGCAGCCTGACGATTCTACTGCCTACCATCCGCAAGGCTGGATCAGAGATTTGGTTCACGCTGAACCCCGATTTAGAGACGGACGCGGTGTATCAAGATTTCGTCATCAACCCGCCCAAGGGCGCATTCGTCTGTAAGATGTCGTACCACGATAACAACTGGCTGAGTGACGAATCGCGGCAGAAGATTGAGACGCTGAAAGAGCGGGATTACGACACCTACCACCATGTTTACGAAGGTGCTACTCGTTCGACCGTTGAAGGCGCGATCTACAAGGCAGAGATACAGAAGGCTGAGAACGAGGGCCGCATCCGCGCAGTTCCGTATGATCCAACGGCGCCCGTCGATACGTTCTGGGACCTAGGATTCGCCGATAGAGTGGCAATCTGGTGTGCGCAGCGAACTCCGTTTGAAATCAAAGTGCTTCGGTACTTTGAGGGCGACCACCAAGCAATCGACTACTACCTCCGCGAGATGCAGACGTGGGGTTATGTGTTTGGAACCTGCTTCCTGCCGTGGGACGGCGGAACGCGAAGTTTAGGGAGTGGGAAGTCGATTGAAGAGCTGATGCGGGCAAAAGGCTTCAAGGTCCGGGTCAATCGGCAATTGAACGTAGCTGATGGGATCAATGCAACGCGGACGATCTTCCCGCAACTCTACTTCGATGCGAACCTTTGCGCAGACGGCTTGCAATATCTCAGGCGGTATCAGTGGGGGCCAGCGACAGCTTTAGGTGTCCCGCGCAGTCAGCCCTTGCATGACGATGCGAGTCACCCCGCAGATGCATTGCGCACGTTGGCCGTAGGAATTAAGGAACCAGAGAGGCCGAGCAAGCCGTTGATGCAGCAGCAGCACTATGGCTCGGATGGGTGGATGGGATGAAGGAAATTCTTATGGACGTGCATTGTGCGGAAGGAAGCGAGCCACCCTTAATTACTCTACGAGGTCGCAGTATGAGCGTGTTTTTGGACGCGAGTAAAGAAGACCAGCAGAAGATACGCAAGGCTATGTTGGTTCAGGCTGACGAATCCTTGAAAAGACTGTATGTGGACGCGAACCAACGCCATGCTGCGGCGCGAGTGATGGTAGATCGGGCGCTAGCCCAGGAAAGAAGGAGTACCCATGTGGACACCGGTGAAGATACAAGCGATGCTGTTGCGAATGCCTAAGCTGGGGTCTCCTCCGAAGCATGTAGGATCAACCGGTCAACCTGCCTTCTATGGCGCATCTACCAACACGCTCGCTCGGCAAGACCAGAGCAGCTTCGGCAAGAAATAGATGCCCTGGACCCGCCAGCAAGTGAAGTTTCTGCTCGATAAGAAGGTTTCGCCGCTCACCTCGACGCAGCGCAGCAAGATGGTGGGTGAACTGCACGCTGATCCAAAGATGGGACACGTCCGCAAGGGGTCAAAGGAGCTGAAGAAAAATGGCTGAGATACGCAGGATTGAGATCGAACCCGCTGAGAATGGCGGGCATACGGTGACGCACCATTTCCATGACACGCCGAGCAAGAAAGGACTGGGATCGTCCTATAACGACCCTGAGCATCATGTCTTTGGCGAGCATGAGGGCCACGAGATGCTGGCCCATGTGGCGAACCATCTGAAGATCGCCGAACCGGAAGAGCACGGCAAACTGGATACCGCCGAGCGAAAGAAAATCCCTTCCAGCGAGTTTGGCTTGCCGGGATCGCGCAAGTATCCAATGCCAAACCGCTCCCGCGCGGCGAATGCAAAAGCCCGCCCTACAGAGATGGTGGACAAAGGCAAGCTGAGCGAGGCATCCGCAGAGAAGATTCGCGCCAAAGCCAACCGGATTCTGGGAAAGTAATTGGCTGACGACGAGTTTCTAGCCTTAGCGCGGAAGCGGTTTCAGGCGGCGGCGGAGGATGAGAAAGACCTCCGCAAGCGCTATACCTCTGACCTCAAATTCGCCTCGCCTGATGGTGACGACCAATGGGACCCGCAGCTCAAGATGCAGCGCGAGGCTGCCGGCCGTCCTGCGATGGCTTTCCCTCGCTGTCATACGTTCGTGCAACAAGTGGCCAACGAAGGTCGCCAGAACAAGCCGCAGATTAAATTCGCGCCCCGTCTGGACGCGGACAAAGATACGGCAGAGATTTATGAGGGCCTGGCGCGATACATCCAGTACGACTCCGACGCGCAAATTGCCTATGACACTGCGCTCGAATGCAGCGCAGGTGGGTCGTTTGGGTATTACCGTTTCCTCACCGAGTATTGCGATGATGACTCTGATGACCTTGAACTGAAAATCAAGCCAGTCCTCGACCCGCTTACCGTCTATGGGATTCTGGTTCCGGCGATCTTTGGCCGCAAGCCGCGTTACTGGTTTGTGATCGAAGATATGCGGAAGGAAGACTTCAAGGCGCAATATCCCGATGCGGAGATGAGTTCTCTGTCGTGGGCGGAAGCCGAGAGGCAGGGTGAAGGCTGGGTTGGTTCTGAGACTATTCGGATTGCTGAATACTGGTGGGTAGAAGAAAAGAGCATCAAGGGGAAGCGCAGACCGCAGATAACCATCAAGACCTGCAAGATCAACGGACTCGAAATCCTGCCCAGCGATGATGGTGAGAGTTCGGAGACGGTTTGGCCTGGAATCATCTGCAATATCGTGCCCGTTTTGGGCAAGCAGATGATTATGGAGGGCAAGCCGAAACTGTTCTCTGTCGTAACTCCGCAGAAAGACGCGCAGAAGCTCCTCAATTACAGCAAGACCCGCATCGCTGAGTCCCTTTCGACCTCGCCCATCTCTCCGTTCATGGTCGTGGAAGGACAGATTTCCGGGTATGAAGACCAGTGGGCCTCGTTGAATACGTCGCAGCGACCGTTCCTGACCTACAAGGCTATCAATGTGTTCGGGAAACCGGCGCCGCCGCCAGCGCGGCAGACCTTCGAGCCTCCGATTCAGGCGCTTTCCGCCTTCATTGCGCAGGAAATCGACGACATGAAGGCCACGACTGGCATCTTCGATGCCTCGTTAGGCAATCAGGGCAACGAGATCAGCGGGCAGGCGATTCAGCGGCGTCAACAGCAGTCGAATCTGACGACGATGCACTTCATGGACAACCTGATTCGCTCCTTTCGGCAGGGTGGCGAGATCATCGCGGAACTTATCCCGAAAATTTACGATACGGAGCGCGAGATTCAGATTCTTGGCATCGATGAGAAGCCGAAGCTGGTCTTCATCAACAAGGAGCACCAAGACGAAGCTGGCAAGACCCACAATTACGACATGACCAAGGGCAAATACGCCCTGGTAGTCACTTCGGGCAAGGCGTTCGACTCGAAGCGGTCTGAGACCTTCGATACGATGCAGCAGGTATTGGCAACGCAGCCCAATCTGATGAATGTTATTGGGGATATTTTCTTCCGCAACTCCGATCTCGCTGGTTCTGACCAGTTGGCCGAGCGGTTCCAGAAGATGCTACCGCCGCAGTTGCAGGAGAACGATAGCCCACTTCCGCCGGCAGCCCAAGCCGCCGTCGCCCACGCACAGCAGCAGATGCAGCAAATGCAGGGGCAGTTGCAGCAACTCACATTCGAGAAGCAGGCGAAGACGACGGAGATTCAAGGGCGGCTCCAGCAGATTCAAGCACAGAGCCAAGCGGACATCACGCTCGAGAACCGCAAGATGGAAGTGCAGATTGCGGTTGCGGAGATTGAAGCGAAATCGCAGATTGTTCAGCAACGCTCTCAGTTTGTAGACGACCTTTGGAAGCAATTCCACGGCGATGCGCACGACGCCGCAAAGCAGCAGAACGAACATGCCCACGAGAGCGCGATTTCGGCGCAGGAACATGAGCAGAAGCGGCAACTGGCGCAACAACAGGCAGTCCAGCAGGCAGCCGCGGCAGAACGTGCAGCGCAGCAGCAAGCAAGCCTTACGAACCAAGGGGCAGACAAC